ACCATCGTTAGACGTAGTAACAGTTACGTTTGCAGTCGCAATCGACTTGCTTGCATTAGCTACCGTAATCCTGCGAACAATGTATGAACTTGCACCAACAATAGGGATTTGGACAACGGCATTAGCGACTGTACCGACATTAACGGTTACAGCACGACCAAGGCCAAAGTTACCAAAGCTATTGGGATACAACGAACCTACATGGTTAGCATTCATGTTGGCTCCTTATGCGTAAGTCTCACTAACCGCTTGACCCTGATTCACTTGGAACAGAGTAATGGTCGGTGTACCAGCAAGAACATTAGCGCGAATGTTTACGCCATCAGCGATGAAGTAGCCACCAGTATTATTGGCAACTACAACTGCATACGAAGCATTACTGATGTTGCCAGTAGTATTCGTATTCAGTTCGATAGTGACGTTAGCAGTTGGAGCAATGTAATAATCGCCAGCAGGGATAGTTGCTGTTGCGTTACCCAAGGCATAAGCCTGAAGAAATGCACCAGCAGCGTTAGTTGCTGAACCAGCTACGAGGATTTTACTAGACATGACTATTTCTCCTTACAATGTGAGCGAGTTATAGCCTGTCACCTTGGTCATGGATTTGGGCTTAGTGTTGACCAGTTCAGCGATCATCAGCACAGCACCAACATAACCAATCTGCCAGTTAGGAAGTGTCGATTCAAAACCTGTAAAGACAAACGAACCCTGCTCATGAATATAGAGCGACAGGTAGTTGCTGTTCAGGAAGTAAACCGTTCCTTCGGGGCAGTACGGATCAGGATAAATAGGAACGCCAGCAACCATCAAAGCGCGGAAGCCAGACTGAGGGCCATTTGCATCGCCATCAAAACCGGAACCCGGTGTTAAGACGTATTGCTCTTGACCGACATAATCTTGTGCCAGCAACGTCCAAGTACCAAAGCCGCATACGCCAAACGTAGGCACTTCTGCGCCATTTTTGACTGTACCGGAAATGTACTGAAGGATGTTCTGACGAGTTGGGTTTACAGAACCAGCAGCATACTGCTTCGACTTCCACCAAGTATAGGTAGAACGATCAATATTGCCGTAAGTTCCCGAATCAGACACAGCAGCAGGTAAACCTGTGAACTGCTGAGTGTTTGTCGTGTTGTTGTACAGTGATGTAGCCATCGCATCCATCATCACGTTAGTCGCGTCATTCATACGCGCTTCGATCAAAGGAATAACGGCTGCATCTTGCTGGACTGCTCCTTCCATACCAAGGAACGGTACTGGTGCAATCATCAGCTTCAGGTTGAATTCAGCGTTGTAAGCACCCTGCTGGACAGAAGGCTGAGCGAACGAGCCGCTGTAGTCTGACCATTGAGCGTTTACGAACTGAGAACCCTGAACAGGTACAGTTACAGAGGAAACACCACCAGAAGCAGACTGACTGTTAGCAATCAGTGCCGCCATGAGCGGAGTCGAGTTATAAAGTTGTACTACAAGCTTCGGGATAAATGCCCTACGGGTAACGTAGGTCAACTCAGTAAATTGAGTGGAACCCGAAGCCGGAAGAATGCCGCCACCAATAGGCATAATCTATCTCCGATCTAAAAACATCCCCTACTTAAATTACAACCCTAATGGTTTAGGATTGCGCCGTAACTCCGATAATGCTTTTGCTGCCTCATTACGCGCACCTTGAATTGGATTCTTCCAGTACGCAGACAAGTCAAACTTGCCAATCGCAGATGGATTATATCCAGTTGGTGTCGGTGCAGCGGATTGATTCATGTATTTCCAGTAATCAGCAGCAACTTCGTGGTTAGTAATGCCTTTTTCTAGCATCATTTTCTCCACTTCTTCAATCTGCTCGTCGCTATCAACCAAGCCTTTTTCTTTTAGCTTGCTGCGGCGCTTGTTCAATTCCTCCATCGCATCTCTTTGCTGGAGTCTTGCTTCAAGGTGAGCAACTCGGTCATTTGCTTTCTGAACAGCGGAATTGGTTGAATCTTCAATTTCGAGTTCAGGAATCGGCATATCTGGCTTAGCTTCTTTTGTTAAACGCAAGAAAGCTTTACGAGTTTTTGGATTCTCGGCAAGTTGACGAGCTAAAAGAGCCAGTTCATCACGGGCTTCATAGCTAAGGTCTTCAAGTGACATAGGTTATCCCCTTTAATAAACAATAAAAAAGCGCATCAGATAATGCGCTTGCCGCCCGGCTTTTCAACAGCCATGCGATTTTTAACACCAGTTGCAGCGGCGTTCTTCAAACCACCCATTTGCGAGAAACGAGGTGTGTTGACGATCTGACCATTCTGCTGTGTGTTATCAGTTGGGTTGCGAGGTGCAGCAGCACCACGGGGTTTAAACAAATCCATAGTGATTTCTCCAAAAATTATGACATCATGCCGGGAACTGCTGGCGCAGCAGCCATTGCTTTGCCTTCAGGTGTAGCACCCCCTGCTTGCGGCAAGGTTTGCAACATTTGTAAAATTTCAGACTTCTTAAGTTCTTCCATACCGTCAGAGCTTTTGCCTGTCAGGTCGGATAATACTTTAATTGCTGAAATAACTTTCTTACCTTCTTCTGAATCAGAGCCAATAGCTGGTAGTGCGCGTTTAATCAAATCCATCGCCAACCCAAGATTAACCATTGCTCCCTCTTTTGAACCCATTTTAGGTTCTGGAGTGGACATGGGTGCTGCCATTGGGGATGCGGATTCTTCGGTTTCGACTTCTTCTTGCTCGCCTTCTTCCATTTCTGGAGCTTCAGGAGCTGGTTTTTCTCCCTTTTGCTGCTCCATGAGGCGCATAACTTCTTCAGATGATACAGCCATAATAACTCCGTATGAAATTTGGCAATAGAAATAAACAAATTAGAAAGCTTTGTCAAGTTTTATTATCGTTTCATGCGCCCATAAGAGCCTCTATTTGGGCTTCGTTCCTGATATGTGCCCAAACGCTGAACTCGATACTCTAAATTTGGCCCTTTTTCTTCCTGCCTTAATGTTTCGGAGGTAACTCTAGGCTGATCCGCTTTTGATGTGGTTTCTACGCCATTTGGGTTCATGCTACCTCCTGTAAATTGGGTGGAGAGCTAGGTTTAGGCTGCTGTTGTTGCTGTTGCTGCAACATAGCCATTTCTTCCTGTTTTGCTTTGTTAGTCTTCAATTTTTCTTTAAGAAGTTGCTTCATAGGCGGTTCTAGCAAGTCTAACAGACCTTCTTGGTCAATAGCGCCAGCTTGATGCAGACTAAACGCCAAGTTTCTCAAGTCTTCTGTGAAGATTGGGCTATTGCTATGAGCGTCAACTTTTACGATAAAGTCATCCGTAAATTGTTCAGGAATAAAATCATTACCATCATCGTCTTTCAACATGATTGGCTGGTATTTTTGAATGCACTTTAAGTAAAGCGTTGCCACTTTCTCAAGAGCGTCCTCAATAATCAATGCTCGTTTCTTTGCTCTGGAGCTTCCGAGTCTTGATAACGATTCAGCATGAGATTTGGAACGCACTCCCGCTTCACCTCGACCAGCCAACACGGGAGTAATACCGCTTGCTTCTGCAAACATTGAGTCCACTTCTCGGATGACTTCGAAAAGATCGTTTGGAATGTTTGGCGCAAGACGTTCGACCTTTGCACTTGGCATATCGCTAGAAAGCAAACCGCCAGCGCGATTAAGTGCAAAATTCTTTTCATCCAAAATACCGTTAAAGCCCATTAATGCAGTTGGTGGAGAGACTTGCTTATTAAGCAGATCAAGAATCTCGCCCATGCGTTTATTGCGTACATCTTGCAAGAACACCAATCGCTGAACTTCACTCTGACCCCAATAATAATCATACTGAGGATTAGGGCAGAACTGGATGAATGGCAACTCGCCTTTCAGGAACATCTTTTCGCCCGGACGGTCATAAATAATAACGTCTGGATCAGCGATAGTTACGCACTGGTAGTCACCAATCTCGTCATTGAATACCCATAGCTCGTGCATCTCAACCGTGTCTTCAGCAACTCTAGCTTTGTAGCGATTCATGCCTGACAAGTCTAGGTTGACATTACCCATTAGGCTTGGGCTTGCCTGAGACATAATGATTCGATCTATGCCTTCGGGAACATCGCTAGACTGTTCGTGGAATGACGTAGTTACACGCTTTAAAATGCTGTCGCGTTTAGGGTGAGAGTACAGTCTGGAATACAAGTCAGACTTTGTAATGTAGTAGGTATGAACTAACGCTTCTTGTCTGTCTGTGTACGGTGTGTCTTCACGCAAGACACCAATCGCACCGGGATCAACCATGTAAGGATTCAAACTTCCACCGGGGCCAATGATTAGCTTGGTGTAAGACGTGTTGTAGCACAGCGACCAGAGCAAAACATTAGAGCAAACCTGATCCGTATTTGAGCGCAGCCAATCATCGTTCAATAGGTTTTGCATGGGGCGAATTTTTTTCTGTTCGCCAACCTGTACAGCAGCACCTAAGTTAATGGTGAAGCGCGTTGTCTCGGCAGAATATAAAAAGCTGCTGAGCTGATCTATGTGCGGATAAATTTTGTTAAAGATTGCTGGCGCGTCTTCGGGGCCAGAACCAAAAAGAAAGTAAGAACGCAGCGCGGAATAATCAGCCTTGCGTTCTTCTCTTGAGACTAAACATTTTCCGATGAGATCAATGTAGAACTGTTCTCTTTGTAGAGGCTCTGACGGAATTCTCATTTTTTATCCAATGATAAATTGTCTTGGTCTTGCATATAACTCGCAGGACGGGGTGGTGTCAAGTTCCCAACTTGGTTTGGCATGATGCCAACTTGCTCACCAGCAACGGACGGGAACATATTTCCCCTCAATAAGTTGCTCATCTCAAGTTTACCACCTGCGCCACCCCATATAGCAGCATCTCCTGCGCGTGGTTCGCGTGGAGGTTCAGGCACACCCTTCGGATTTGGCTTGTTATTGCGTGAATAGTACCCTGCCTGACTGTCACCCTCTCTTGCAGACTTGATATTTGTCATGTTGAAGTCGAGAGCAAGCTGATCTAGCGTCTTGTCGTTGTGTTTTGTGGTGTCAGACTTCATTCCTACTGGCTGCAAGAACACCATTTGGACGTTTTCAGTGCATCCATCAGGGCAAACAGGCTCCCAAGCCTCGAAAAACCCGTGTAAATCGCATTTATAATCGTGCATAACACTCATATCTATCTCCCCTTAATTTGCTCATCTAAACGATAATCTGAGTAATCTAACCTGTTTTTAAGCCCTAATTTGAGCTTGATGCCACCATTTTCTACCTGCAAACCATATCCACGGACAATAACGGGCTTGGGTTTCTTCCTCCACTCAATCCATTTCTGTCCAAACCTAATCATTACTGCTACTTCACCATTTTTCCACGCTAAATACGCCTTGGAAACCCGTCTTTGCACCAATTCCGTCATGTTTGCCCGGTCGTAGAAAAAAATATCGTCCATTCTGGACTTATCTACACCTGACAACTCGTAAAACAGGCGCATAGGTATCCCGCGCTTCTTGTCTGCGCGAAATCGCCTCATTATTTGCTTTAATTCCTCTTTGGGAATGATGTAATCGTCATTGCTGTCCATACACTCCTATCCTTTTAAGGTAGTCAGATACGGTTCTACCCACAACAATCTGCTCTGGTGTGCTGTCTTCCTGCGTTCTGCTGACATGTCGAGTAATTTTCTGTGCAATCAAGCGAGGCTGAAGCTGTTCAGCAAAGGCCGCGCAAGCCAAAGCACTTGCCATCACGCGATCATCCTTGTTTCTGCCTGACGCAATGATAGAGCCGCCATCACGCACGATGGTTTTCATCTCGTCAATAAGATCAGTAGAGACAATCGTTATCATCCCGCGCTCAAAGTAGTCTTTCATGTAAGAAAGCATACGTTCTTTGCTGGACGCTGTAGTTAGCCAGCCAATAGAGTTAGACAAACCACCCATCGTGTCGTTACGCCGCCAGATGTAGTTGCTCATTGAACCCAATACGTCCATCAGTTGATGTCCAGTTTTGCCGCCCAACGCTGCTGCTTGACGCTTCAAGTTACGTAACTCGTTAATGACTGCCTGACCGGGGCCATTTACTTCCAAGTTTAGCGTTGAGTTTTTGTACGCACCAGCTAGGTGGGCAATCACCCACGCGAACTGGTAGGTGTTCATCTCTGGTGTAGCAAACTCCGCAACCTGATCCATACCGTCAGCGTAGCAACGGTACACTTGTATGCAAAAGCGATCAGCCCAATCAGAGCTGCCATAGGCAGGATCAGCGCCAATGACATAAAAAGCTGTATCAATGGGTTCCTCCCATATCTTCAAGGTTGACATTCTGTCTGTAGATTTCAGCACCTCTGTATCTACAAAGTTAGCACCCATGCTGTAGCGGTAGTGGTCGCACTTAATCTGCTTAGCTATCTTCATAGCATCCGTACAACGGGCGTTAGAGAAGAAGCTAGTACCCGTCATGATGAAGGCGTAGTCTTCAGTAGGAGGAAACTCCTGATACATCAACGCATCGTCTTTAATACCTTCGTAGAGCTTCCAGCGCCACCAAGCAATCTGCCGCGAATTGATCTCTACGTTGTAGAGCTTTTTAATATCTCGCGTCCATTCCTTTTCTTCAGGTGTTAGCTTCCCATCCCAATACACTTTGTAGAGGTTAGAGTCACCCGGCACAGTGTAGAGTTGGTTACGCCACCAGCCGCAGAAGATAGCGTGTTGAGAACGTGCGCGTTTAGCAGTCGTGTACATATCGTGAAACATATTAAATCCACGCGCTGTTGACTCAAAGATATACAGACGCTTCTCGTTGGTTTCAGCGAGCGAGGCCAAGAGTGACGCTAAGCCTTCTTCATCGCCCCACGAAGACGTTTCTGTTCCGTGAAGGAATGTGATGCCCTTGCCACGACCAAGACTTCCTTTCGCTCTAAGCCCTGCGACTTGATAAAAGATTCGACTTCTGTTTTTGAGCGCAAGCGAGTTTCTGTTGTGTGAGAGTATGGGTATCTTGTACTCTTTTGGTAAACCATCCATATAGGCCGTGAGTGTTCCTTTGAACATGTCTCGGTTTTCTTCAGTATCAGTGACCAGTGTTCCATTAAGTCCATTGTTTAAGTAGTGCCAGTAGAGGTCGAGGGCGAGAGAAATAGTGGTAATGCCAAGTTGTCGGCCTTTCAAAATAACAAAGAAGTGAATGTTATCTTTCAAGCCCTGCGCTATTTCTTCCATTACGTAGGTTTGCGTACCTAATAAATTATCTAGGTTACGCAATCCTTGTTCTTTTGTCTCAATCTTTAACTGAGAACAAAATTTGTAAAACTGATTGAGATTAAAATTCATGTCAGTTAGTTTGAGTTATACGAAGTAACACGGCGGTCTGTTTCTTTTTTATTCTCTACAGACATATAAATAATTTTGCGCTTCTTATCTCTTTGTGACTTTATTGCTAGATCGGCGTTGCTGTCAGTGTAGGTATCTGTGTCTGCAAAGTCTTTCATAGGTGGTTGCTTAGCAGGTACGCCACAACCGGGGCAGAACCGTTTAATTTGGTCTGCAAAGGCTGTTATAGGTTGTTGTTGCCATCCTTCTTCTACGGGAAGGCCGTGGTCTTCATTACGCGCTAGATCAAACGCTGCGGCTACTTCACAAAAGTAAGCGCGTAGCTCACCTTTGTTTTGGACAACAGAAGCAGACCACTCACGGTTAATATCGCAGTTACCAATCTTTTCCCACATTTCATCTTCTGAGTACAAGTCTTTAACTGCGGTCAGTAGTGGGGCATGGTCAGAGTGACCAGAATAGTTCCACACAACTGCACCACCTCTAGCTGCTTGTTGTGCAAAATCGTTCATTACGGATTCTGCGCGTTCAGCGCCATGTGTGTTGAGATTAAATGTGCCAAAAGTATCTAAGCAAAGCTGACGATGTTTAAAATAATTATTTGTCCACAGCCCACGTTGTAATTTGTTAGG